CAATGCAGGTAGTGCTGTTGCATCAGCTAATTTATAGTCTGTCAATAACGTAGCGCCTACACGCATATCAGTAATATCTACAGGGCCATATCCCCAAGTTAATAACATCTTTAAAAAGGCTGTATCAGTATTAACAGTTAGATAGTTAGTTGCTGCACAAGGTGCTACGATCCTATACTGACCTAAAACTACGGGAATAGGTTGATACTGATTAGCTGTATTACGTGCTCCAGTAAACATTAACTGTGGGTTACTGGATCCGGCATCCGGTATAGCATCAGGAGGACGTACTGGAAAAATTGCATTTACCAGTGTCATACCAATTAAAGAAATTACTGCAGAAGCAGCAAACGTGGCTCCTGCAATAAATGATGCACTAAAACCTGCTGCTGTAGTAATACCCATGCTACTTACGAGACCTGCAGCCATACCTTGAGATACTGCAATTACTGCAATAATTAAAACTATTTTTAAAGCATCCTTACCCGGTACTAGTCTATACTCTACTAGTTGACCTTCTTTGGGTACTAAATTTTTATCTGTAATACTGGTAATTGCTTCTCCATCTATAAAAATCATTACCTGACTTTCCATAGAAAGAGGTATTTTATTATCTTCAATTACTTGTTTTAAAATCTCACCTAAATTCATTCCGGGTTTAAAGTTAGCATGAATAGCACTAAATGCAGTAGGCTTAGTTAGCATAACCTCTTTAGAATTTTCACTATATGTGTAGATTCCTGCAACTCTATGTGTCCAACGAGAATTACTTAAATTATCAATAGCAGCATCTTGCCCCTGTCTAGAGTGAATAAACTGTTTATCGTTTATCATAACTCCAATATGGGAAATATGCCCTAATACTCTAAATAGTACCATATCACCTGATTTAGGTTCCTTGGTATCTTCCCAGCCTTCACGATATTGTATCATTAATTCTGCAATACGCTCAGTATCTTCGTGAGCATAATTATCAGAAAAACTAGGTAGGTCAATATCAAACTCGTTCTTATAGATTAAACGTGATAAACCCCAGCAATCTGCTCCTTCTAATGAGCGACCTTTTTCTTGGTAAGGTATACCTATATATTTATTATGCCACATTAAAATAATCCTGGAAAATATGCCGGTGTAAAGCAGTGCATTGGAAAGGGCTCTACTTCTAAACTTGGCATAGTTAGTTCTGCGGTTACAGTATCGGCATTATAACTAATATTAGTTAATTTAAAACCGGAGAACTGTGCTTCTATAGTATTTGGGGAACTACTTAATACTAATGTAAGTGTTACATCTGGTGCACCAGTAATTTGACGCATGGCAGGCATTATATATCTAGTAACATCATGTATAGTAATACTGCAACGAGGTGCTGCAGTATCATCATCATTAGGTAGTACAATTTCCATAGGTATGAAATTATAAGTAATAGAATTACTTATAACCCCATAATATACTTCATCTGGGGTTTCCAAAGCAGATAATCTTTGTGTAAAATTATCTGCTAAGCAAATATCGGTAGGTAATCCTATAGAGCTATTACTTTTAATAGTTAGTAAAACTATTAGAATCTCACTAGATTCTGTACTAAACATTGCTTTTATAGCTTGTGGGCTTAACGTACCGAGTCTACTCATGGTAATATTTCTAATTGTAGAGTAACTCCCCAGTATCCTGGGGCTCTATATGTTGAGGTAAAGTATGCCCCATCTGAGGCAGATACAATTCGAGTTTCAACCTGAGTTTGCTTTCTAGGATGAGTAAAATAAAATCTAGATACACCTAGGATAGTATTAAGTATAAAGTTCTCTAAAATAGCTACCTGTGCAGTAGTCATTAAAAATGTAACTGATAGTGTTTGTGGGCGAGCTGATCTACGACGTATCTTAGAGGGCCCAGCATCCATAGGTGTTCTTAGAACATTTAAACCTACGGTTTCTGAAAACCCCCGTTCGACTTGCTGTGGTAGAGTAGGTGGCCAAGTATATGAGGCTGCCATTTATCTCCTTAATAATTGTGGTTTCTGTCCAAAAGTATTTCTAATGGAGCCTTGTGCGGCAGAGCCGGCTCTACCAATTTCTCCTGCAACCATATCACCGATAGTTACTTCGATACGACGATTACCGCGAGAGTCTTTAGTTTCCTTGGTAGTAGCAGGAGCTGTAGAATAGTTATTAACTACTACATTTGTATCTCCACCACTTTGACCTGAACGAACACCTAAGTTACCTTGAGCATCACGTTTTAAAGGCATAATCGCTTCTGCACCGGCTTCACCCATTAAACCTGTTCCTTGTGCAAACTTGAATAAAGTTGGGGAATTTACAATGGAGTTAGTAAATGATCCGCCTTTAGCAAACTTCTGAATTCCAGAATCCCATGCACCGCCTTTTGCTTGTCTAGCAAAAGCTCTGCCAGCATCTCCAATAGATGTATCTACAGAACCTCCACCACTACTGCCACCACCCATTAGATTACTTATCCAGGAAGCTGCATCTCCAACACCTATGCCCGATAATGACTTATTAAGCATCTGTTGCATTTGTAGCTTAGCTAAACCAAGTAACATAGAGCTAATCATATCACCGAAACTTTGTTTTCCTGTAAAGGCGAAGTCTACCATAGCATCGGACATGTCATTAATACCTTTTAATAGTATACTTTGAACACCTTGCTCTTGTGTAGATATTTTCTTACTAATGTCTAATACCTTTAGTTTATTATCAGCCATTGTATTAATTTTTGAGTTTGAAATATCTAATAGACTCATATTAGTAATATAGTCATCTTGTAGCTGCTGTTGTCCAGCAGAATCTGTTTCTGCTAGTTTAGAGAACGCGGCATTATACGTTCTAGTAAGTGCGGTACTTTTATCTGCATTAACAGCTTTTTGAGTTGCTGTATCTGACTCTATTCTTGCAATTACATTAGCATTATCAATCTGATTTTTTTGATCTTCGGTAATTTTACCACTAGCTAGGTCTCTTGCACTAATTGCATCAGATATATCTAATTCCCCTAATTTAATAGTTGAATTTAGATCTCTAATAGCTACTTTGATAGACAATTCTTTAACTAAAGCATCTTCTTTGGCTTTTTGTATCGCTATTCCACCTTTTAACTCTAGATTTTCTAGTTTACCTTTATCTAAAATGCTTTCCCGTAATTGTTTAGTTTTTTCAAGTATTTGTTGATTTTTCAATTCCGGTTCTATTGCTGAAAGAGCTATAATATTTATTTGCGCTTGTAGACCTATAATTTTAGCCTGTTGTTCAGCATCTTTAGAAGAAGCCTCTAAAGCTAAATTATAAACATCCAGTTTATTACGCGCTTCAACCATCTCAACACTCTGACTACCTATTAGATCTTTATATATGTCTGATCTCTCCATAACCAAAGCATTTAGTGCTTTCTCTTGAGCTATTTTAGGTATAGTAGTTTCTTTTGCTACTTCAGTAGGCATAGTACCAGCTAGTCCTGCTGCTCTAGCTCCTGCTCCTGCTAAAACGGCTGTTTTAGCAGCCATTGTACTAGCTCTAGCTAGCTCCACGCCTCGTAATCCTGAAGCAACTTTTACGTCTATTTCAGAAGCTCTTGGGGCGCCGCCTGCTGCAAGGGCAGAAGCTATACCGCCAGTTTTAGAGTTAAGTGCTTTACCTATGCTTTCAGATACTGTTAGAGCTGTTTCAGCAACTTTTGCTTCTAGGGAGCTCTCTCCATAGGTCTTTTTAGCTAGTGTTAGTCTTTGCAAGTTATTTGCTTGTTCAATAGTATTATTTAACTTACTTTGAATAGTTATCTGCTCTAAGTTAACATCGATGACTCTTAACTGTATTTTATCACCAGCTTGAGCTATTTTTTCATTTGCAGTAAGTGCCGCTGTTCCAGTCAATCCAGAAGTCCCGCCTTTAAGTACTGTTATGGCAGCTTGTTCACTTGCATTCTTTAAAGACATAGCTATATAATCGCCACCGTCCTTAAAAGCTTTCTGCATACCTTTAGTAATAAGTTCCTGTGCACTAACATTAGCTTGAGTAAACTTATCTACTTCTTGAGACTGCTTTTCGCTAGTTAAAAGTACCTTTTTAGTCTGTTCAGTTACATTTGCAGCCTGTATATTACGTGTTTTATTTCTACCTACTATAAGACTATCTAAGAAGCCCGGGCCTGCTTTTTGTACTTCTTGTAGCTCTATTAGCTTTTGTTTTTCTGCTTCAAGTTTTTGTGTGAAATTATATACACCTGCAGAGCTTTCTGTATAAGCATCTCTGATTTTTAATAAACCCAGTGCAAAGTCTTCGCCAAATAAAGCCATTTTCTTAGTATCGCCCATTAAGTCTATTAGAGCTTTTTGAGAGTTTTCAGAAGAGCTTGTAATAGACTCTAAGGCAGTACCTACAGCAATTAAATTAATACCTAGTTTAGCTAAAGAGTCTGTTAAATTAAATGAATTTAAAAACTCTTGGTTACTTTTAACAGCTGTAGTAATAGCATTACTATAGTTTGTTAAATCAGATGCGGAACTAGCGGCTGCTCTACCAGCTTCTGCAATATTCTTATCAAAAGTAGATACTTTAGATGTGTCACCCTTTTTCAAAGAATCTTTTAAAGACTCCTTAATAGCATCTTTACCTAAGGTAGATATACCTAGTGTATCTCTCAATTTAGCTCTTAATGCTTCTTTTTTAGTAGGGTCATCTAGTAAATTTAAAGCTTTATCTACAGAACCCGCCATTTGTTCAGCTAATACAGATGCGGCATCCATATTTACTACGCCTTTAATAAAGTCTAATGAAGAGTCTATCCAATTAGTACTTTTTTCTTGTAGTTTTGTAAAAGCCCCTGCTGAATCGTTTAATTTATCTGTTAACTCCATAAAAGCATTAGCTCTAGCTTGTGTAGATTCTATGCCCATTTGAGCTAATGGATCCTTTTTGGCGATAATACTTATTGTTCTATCAATATTATCAAAAGATGCTTTTAAGTCTTCGATAGAAGAAGAGAATTTAGAAGCTTCTCTAGCATTATTACTAAAAGCAGAGGTTAGTAAGGCTACAAAACCAATTACTACACCAATAACATTTAAAATACCTGACATACCTGCTAATAAAGTATTTAAACCTACCATCGCTATAGCAGAACCGGCTTTAATTGCGGTAAAGAAAGTACCTATGGCACTTAGTTGCTTAGCCCCGTATGCTGCTACAATTTCTCTTGTTGCCATAGAAATAGCTAATAGAGGCCCAAACTGTGCATTCTCTACAGCATTAGATACTATCTGTATACTTTTTGCAGATTTTTTAGCTGCATCGTCTATTCTTTCGTACATAGCTGCCAGCGAAAAGTAACCAGTACTAACACCCTTATATTCAGACTTAGTCTTATTTAAATTCTGAGTAGCTTTATCTAAGTCAGTAATAGCAGGCTTAAGTTTGGCTATACCATCTAGTTCTTCTGCTATAGCTTTAGCACGTACTTCAGTAGTACCTTTAACAGCTTCTGCTTTTAGTACTTCAGCTCTAGCATCTGCTTGAGTTTGTAATGCAGTAGCTTTTGCACTAGTAGGGTCTTCTACAAAACTTTTTACACCTTTGTATAAACTTGTACGTTTATTTAAACCATCTAAAGTATTCAGGGCATCATAGTGCTTATCTGCAGCAGTAGAGGCTGCTTTAAAAGCCATAGCTTGTTTAGATAAATCGGCATCTATTTGACCTGCGCGATAAGTGTCGTATAAATGTTTAGTTTCAGAAGCGTGTGCTTCTATAGCTTCTCTAGAAGCATTAAGTTCTTTTCTCCAAGCCCCTATTGCAGGAATAGCTTGTTTAAGTAATGTAGATGCAATAGCTCCTAAAACTATCATTAGTGCTGTAGGGTGCTCTGCTAATAGACGTATTACAGGACTTAGAAAGTTATTAGTCATATCTAAACCAGCAGTAGTGACGTTCTTTAAACTAGCTAATAGCTGAGTATAAGGATTGGCACTAATATCTAAACTACCGAACTTCTTATCAAGTTGAGTAAGAACTGCTGTAGAAAAGCTAGCACGTTTTTCAAATTCCGTAAGAGCAGAGACAGGCTTACCTATTGAAGTTGCATAATCTTGTGCTGCTTTATCAACACGTACAAAAATGCCTAGTTCATCTAGTAATTCTGGCTCAATCTTTGTGATACCTCTTGATAGTCTGCTAAGAGCGTCAGACATATCAATACCAAGTGCTTGAGAGGCCTGTTTAGCACCTTTAGCCATTTTTAAAATATCATTTGAGCTCATACCTGCAGCAGCAGCTTGTGCTGTAGCCGTCATAGCTTCGCGCATAGATACTGAGCCATCAGTAACTTCAGTAATTTTCTTAGCTAGGGTACCTAGGTTTTTTCCAGAGGAAGCCCCTATTTGGTCTAAACCTTTAACTAAATTAGCTGTATCAGCGGCATTACTTAGTGCAGTAAAAGCTGCGGATACTGCAAAGATATTGGCAGCAAAGGTAGCGTACACACGTACCAGCCCACCAAGACCTTGTGATTCTTTTGCAAAGTCGCGACCTGCGGCACCTGTGCCGCCACCTGCGCGAGCTTGATCGTATGACTGGTAGCTAGCTTTAACAGCCTTACTAATACCAGCACTTTTTCCTATCTCATTATTGAATTGTTTGGCATCAGCAGTTTTTGCCTTAATACTACCATTATCCTGTAACTCAACTGTATATACCGTTTTATTATCAGCCATTATATCTCCCAAACCATAGCAGAAATGCACGCGCATTTCTGAAGTACCCCTATTATATCATATGGGGCGGCTTACGTCAAGTATAATTTTTCATGGGCGTAAAAAAGCCCCGTATTTTCATACGAGGCTTTTACTATTTACTCTTAGCTCTTAATATAGAACGTCTTTCATTATCTATAGTACTGATTATTTTATATACTAAAATGTGTTCATCTTTAGGTACATCGTACAATTCAAATACTTGAAAAAGATTTAATAAGCTTTTTCCAATATAATTACCTCCCATATAGTCCCACTCATCTCTAAGTGTTTCATATATAGTTAAGGATAATTGAGCAAGATCGGGCATATCCTCGAATTCCACAGGAATTTCGGAGTCTAATGGTTCACTTCCTAGAGCTGCACAGATTTCATAGTACTGCTCTTTAGAAACTCCCTGATCTGCATTATTTAGATAACTTTTAAGGTCAGCAGTTAGGCTTTCGAACTGCTCTTGGAAAAGTTTCCCAAGTCTGATACCACTTCTGATACAAATCCGTCAAAATCAGTTGATGATTTCATAATTGCTAAAGCATTATCTTCAGAATACTCTAATAGAGTTTCTGAGTCTTTACCGCTCACATCAACAGGAGCTAGTTTTTCTAAGTAAGCATACTTAAAACCTGACCAACCTTTTACAGTTGCTGCAACGTATAGTTTTAAGAATAGTTCATCGTCTAATTCTTCGACGGGTTGACGATTCTTAAATACAGTCTTAGTAGACTTTTTACGAATTGAAACTAAAGTTTCACGGGAAAGAAAGGTAAGCTTTACTTTGAAACCTGGCATACCAGGATATTCTGACTCTACCTCTTTTGAAGGTACAAGGAGAGACTTTAAGGAGATTGTATTATCAGCCATGTTATATATTATAAGTTAGTTAAAAAGAGGTACCGGTGATCAAGCCGGTACCGAGAGAAAATTAAACTGAGAAGTAACGAACTTCTAGATCGTTTGTATTCTCAATATCGTAACCAGAGGTAGAAGACTGTACAGACTCAGTACCTTGTGCAGTAAAGTTAATTATCGTAGACATAACTGCTTGAGCATCAATAGTAGGGATCTGTAGGAATGCGCCATCAGCCATAACCTCTACGCGAGTACCACTTGTAGCACCACCAATTTCGATCTGTAACTTAAACTTAGGTTCTACACCTGCAGTTGTTGCAGAATCGGCAAGTAATTGACTTAGTAAACCAGCACTATTTGTAGTACCTGTACGTAAGTAAGCATTCATACTTCCAGAAATAGCACGTGTACCTGTATAGTAACCAATAGCTAAGTTAACAACACCTAAGTTAGCAGGTGTAATATACGTAATGTTATTAGCAATTGTAATTGAACCACCAGTAAGCGCTAAGTTATAATTTGTACCACCAGTACCACCAATATTACTTTTCATAGTAACAGTAGATAGTTTATTAGTAATAAAATTAGCTGTAACATTCTTACCTGTAGCAGAACCTGTTAATCCACCACTTAGAGTAAGAGTGCCTGTACCTACGTAAGCCACATTAGTAGCTAATTGACGTAGTGCAGTTCCTTTACCAGTCCAAGCTACAGTAGCAATACCGTCTAGACCGAAGTCAATAACTGCTTGATCTAATGCACAGTTGTCAATTACATAAGTAATGTTGTCAACTGTAATAATCATACCAAAAGGTAGCAACTGATTTTTATTAGAAGTAGCTGTAGTAACTTCAGAGTAAGCTACTGGAATACCTGGAGTACCTACTAGGTCAGCAGTAATTGCAGCATTATCATTCCAAGCAGTACGATTAAACGTTACTGTAGAAGTCCAGTTAGCTGCAGTTAAAGTAGCTGTAGGGGTAGTTAAGTATGTAGCAGTAATAGAAGTTGTAGAACTAGTTACAATCTTAATTGCAGAATTAAACTGACTAGCGCCTACACCTACGATACCTTTGAGTACTACAGTTTCTCCAGGTACCATAGCTGTAAAGCCTGTACCTGTTATAGTTACTAATGAACCAACTAGTGTTACAGCAGTAATAGTAGTGGCTATAGAGGCAGGAGTAGCTCCGATAGCTGTATTAGATAAAAGTGCATTCCAAAGGTGAGATTCTTCAGCTTTGACTGTTGTACTTAAGAAAGGGCGGATATATGTGGAGAACGAGAACTCTACATTACCTAAACTGGTATTGAAAGAGCGCTGACCACGAACAGGTGTAGAACCTGATTCACTGATATTAATTGTATCAGCATTAGATGCTTGTGAGAAAGTAAATCCATCAAGTACTTGTAATTCTTGTGCATTAGTTGCGGTAAATCCGCTAGCTGCTACAAGGCCTGTACCTGCTGAAACGTTTGTAGTAAATAAAACTCTACTATTTCTAACTAGATTAAATGTTGCCATTTGTCTATTCCTTTATTTTTATGTGTCTGTCGCATTTGACTAGATATTTATCTGTACGCATACTAAAGACACGATTAATTAATAGACTATTAAGTCTACCTATACTTACATCAGTTGATACCGTACCTGTAAGTTTATTTCACCAACAGCGTACGGGGCTAGTAAGCCCTCATCTGTAGTTATAGAAGCTACTAAGATTTCAGTAGTTTCATAGTTTTTATCAATGTCATAGATTAAAACTCTATTATCTGTAATAACAGTTTCAATGTCTTCTAATAATGCTTCTAGCTGTAGTTGAGCATCTTCGCCCTTACAGTATAACTTAAGACTAATACCTAAGTATGCCCATACAAAACCACCGGGTAGATACTCTCTAGATTCAGAACCTGTTGACCCGTATATACACGGGAAATCGTTAACTTCATCCCAGAAACGAATAATAGGATAAGCATTATTATAGATATTAATACTATAAGGATCATTACCATCAATAAGCTTAAATTTTTCAACTAATGCTTTTAAAATACTTGTTCTACGACTCATACTGATACTGCCCTTAATCTATTTCCAACCTTGGTTGCTGCGATTTCTCTAATAGACTTAGCAATCAGCAGTTTAGGGTCTCTTGTTTTTGGAGAACCCTGAGCGTATCCTGGTTCAAATGTTTGATAGGGGTTCTTCATATAGCTGTAAAAAGCTGTAATCATACCTTCCCTACTCTGACTCATACGCTCTACGTTAACTGACGCTGCGAAGCGTCCAGTTTGGTAGTTTAGGGTACTGGACGAAGATCCGCTGCCCATATTAGCGGATATTACGTTCTGTAAGCTATCGTTAATAAGCTGCTGTAGACTAGCTAATGAGTAAAAGTTGCCTTTGGTAGTTCTAATTGGAGTGCTTACACCAACAACGGGAGTTTTATAAGAGGTAGCAGTTACTTTAGGGCTAATTTTTGGTAATTTAATTTTACCTACTACAACAGGGTGCTTTTTTATATTATTACGGGTAACACCTGTAATGCCAGATACTACCTTATCTATACCAAACTGTATACCGTCTTGTATAAGGGTATTAGATCCAGGTACGTTTTCTAATTTTAAACTATATGCAACAGCTCGGACAGCTTCATTATATAAAGCTGTCTCTAGTTTAGCAAATTTTGCATTAAGATTATATGGTTGAATAACCTCTAGTACAGCTTTACCCAAAAACGTATTATTGGAAGTATTAAGAAACGTGTATTTTAGTTCGGACTGTACAGTGCCTAGTCTATTAATAACTGAATTTAAGGAAGTCCTTAAAACGCTATCATCACTACCACTTATTACTGAATTAAGTTTTTCAATAAGAGGAGTATTAAACCCCGTGTGCCCTATCTCTAATATTGAGATTCTTGCTTTACTTACACTAAGAACTTCACCTGTTTCTGGATCTACTTTAATCCTTTTACCAGTACCAAAACTAGTATCAACTAGTTGTGGATGTTTAACTACTGCAGTTAAGGTAGTACGTATATCATTAGTAGTATTACCTATTAATGAAGCTCTTTCACCACTTAATATTAGTATACAGAGATATTCTTGTAGCCCCTCTTTTGTAAGTATAAGACTTGCCTTTTCCAAGCTTTCGAATATTCTAGAAGTGCCTAGACTATGCTTAATTAAATCTATAAATATATGGTATTGATAATCTAACTCTTGTTTAGTTGTATTATCTCCTGTATTCTTAATATTAATAGCAAAAGTATTTTTATCAATATTCAATATAGCAGGCTTTATGTCCATACTTTCTCGTATATTTTTAATAGCTTTCCCAGTATTACCTAATTTTCCGCTAATACTATCATAAGCTGCTTTCTCTATATGAGCCTGTGCTGCGGCATATCCCATGATTAATTATAACTCGCAGTATACAAATCTAATATACGTTTAATATGTGCGGGAAGATTAGTGCTAGTAATATATTCTACTTGCATAGTATTAGGTTGAGCTAATTTATGAGTATGTACAGCTGAGTCATTCTTGATATAATAAGCAATGAGGTCAAGTACGGCAAGCTTTAAATCTTCTGGTAAGGTTTCATAACCTGCAGTATATGTAATACGATAGCCATTAATGGCTTCTGGGAATATAGGGTTTGATCTACTACCGTATGGTATATATCCTATAACTTCAGGAGGAGGGCTAACTACTAAAATAGGTCTTAGATTATTTTGTGTTTTAGATAGTACGTAATTAGTATATTCAGTTAGTGTACTGTAATTAGCCCCATAATCTGAAGAATACTCTAGACTACTAACTGTAATTATAGGAGTTTCTGTAAGTTCAATAGTGCTTGAACCCCCCTCACTATATTCAACTTTTGCCTCATCTACGTAATCTACGAAACTTCTACGGCAAATTGATTTAACTAATTCACTTACTTTTGTAATCAGTGTATCAATGGCTACATCGCTAGTAGTACTAGAGATACCTTGATAGGCTTTATATTCTGCTCTTGTAACTAATGGTAGTCCCATATTTAATTCCTTTATCTTTTAAATAGGCTGCTCGCAACCCATTTAAAAGATGGGACCGAAGTCCCATCCTTAAGTATTTACTTAATCAAAGATTAAGCAGCCCATTTCATT